CAGCTTCGTCTGCGCCTCACGACGGGCCGGCTCTAACTCCTCAGCCTTCGCCCGAGCGGCCTCATAGTCATCCTTGGCCTTCTTTTGAATCGATTGCATTTGGGCCAAAGCTTGCTTCCGAGTCATAGGGTCGCCGATCTTCTGGCGGATAGACGCCAACCCCTTCTCGTCGAACTTCTCCCCCAGCACCGATTGTTGGAACAATACATTCTGGTCGAACTGGGCCAAGGCGGCCTTCGGGTCCATCTCATCTGTAATGCCGGAGAAGGCTCTGGTTAGCTTCTCTGTCTTCTCATTAGCCTGCTTAACGTTGGCCTCGGTGATCTTGAGCTGGTTCTCCTCGATTGCCATGACGCCCTTAAGCTTCTCCATCCCGTCATCAACCGCCCCCATTGATATCTCGTTGAGGGCGATGTCCTGGGCAGTCCGTAACTGAGGGAACAAGAGATCACTGCTAGTCGAACTGCGGGATTCCGTCTGACCCTTTAAGGCCGCCTGCATAGCCTTCTGTTGGATGTCGGAGAGCTGCTTGAGCTGTTGGACCTTGATGGTGTCTGATTGAATCTTCAACTGTCCCTCATCCAGGGACAGCTTATTCAACTGCATTGCCTGGTTATTGAGCTTGAACTGCTGGCCGGCAAGGGCGCCTGAGACGAAGTCGTCGGCGGCCATTATCCGTACACCGTTGACGAACTGACGGAACCATCAAAGTTAATTGGGGCTCCGGCTGGGCTATTCCAGGCACCATTTCCCGGTGGTTGGTTACCTCCCATACCACTCGTGCCAAAGAACGACAACAACCCCGCAAGGGCATTCAAACCACCAGCCGCTGCTGAGGAGGCACCACTTGCCCCTTGCAGGGCGCCGGCCGGATTAGCACCCGTCCCCGACATACTAGCTAACAGTTGCTCCTGATTAAACAATTGCTGTTGCCCAAACGATTGACCATAAGCCTGTAACTCTGTAGCCTCTCCACCCTGTGGCACATTGCTAGAGGTATTATTCAACCCTCCGGCGGCCGACTGCCTTGCAATCGCTTGCGTACCCTGCCCGAAGGCGGCTTGGTAGACGGGGCTGCTAAAGAACGATGCGGGGTTGTTCATCAACTCTTGCAGTTGGTTGAAGGCTGTATCCTGCTTGCCCTGCTGATCCTGAGCTAAGTTTAGTTGCCTATCAGCTATTCCCGCTTGGGTAGATGTGGCATATATGGAAGCCCCCGCACCCACTACCAACCCAACCCCTACCGCAATGGCTCCAAATGTCATGACGACTCCTTTGGCAGGCGTTGGAGGATCTCATTACCAATACCATACCTACCTGTTGAATCGAACTCCACGCAGTCGTCTTCGATGTTCTTCAGCATCGTCTCATCCGTCCGGTGGACGGTTACGAAGATGGTGTCGGCATAGGTCACCCCCACCCGTTGAGCACCAGGGCCGCACATCAATAGCATCCCTGGTTGGAGGTTGTGGGGCTTCTCGTCTTCCCCCGTCACCCATGCTCCCCCTCGCAACACCAAGAAATAATGAAACTTCTTATGCCGCCGCCCTACGAAGGCGGTCCCCGATGGAATGAATATCTGCCGCGCGTACATACCATCTACCAGGAAGTGCTGCGTCGGCATCACAACCATTGGGAGGTCGATAGTGGCCGCCTTGATAGCTTGTATAACCTCGTTCATGTCGCCGCCGTCTGGGAAACCAGCTTCCCATTGAAAAACACCATTAATCCATTAGCCCCACCCCCCGTCAATTTCGCCGTCGCGATCGTCCCGGTGAAACCTTGAAGTTCATATTGGATTAGCCAAGGATTTGGTCGGCCCTCCTTGTCAACTATCGGCGTCGCTTTCTGAAGGGTAAGTAGAGTCTTCACAATGTCCCCAAATCCATCTGTAGGTCAATACTCTTGATACGGAGGGCTGTGTTGGCTAAATGCCTGATATGATAAGCCCGACGGTAAAACGTCCCACAATCATTGATAAGGGGACGCCTCTGACCGAGGTCTAACTGTCTAAAGTTAGTCCACGTTTGATAGTCGTCATCGCTGTTTCTGATGTAGAGGGTGCTGCCACTCGTTTGGTCGGCGTTGAAGCGCATTTGGCTGAGGTACTTCCTTCTATCTACCCCTGCGTCGAAGTTGGGGGTATAGATGTCAACAGGGAAGATGGTCCCGTTGTCACTGGGATAGACGTAATCCGGCCCGAGGAAATTTAGGACGCCATTGTTAAACCCCTGAACCACCAACCTATTAGCCAAATCCGTGGCTACTGATACCCCAGGATAATAACTGCCAGCGGCATCGGTCCACTGATACCAGAGCCTTTGGTCTATATCATAGACCATGGAGATCTTGGCAGTTATATTCGTCAGTATATAGAGTCTATGGCCTGCATAGTTGATAATCGCAGAGCGCAGGTTGAACGATTGGGTGTACTGAGTTAGCTGAGCCACCAGGTTCAAAAACCGCTCAATCGCCGGGGTAGAGATGATCTTGAATTGAAGGTTCTCAAGTATGGCGACCTGATTGGTGTTGTACTTGTTATTGGTAACGAATAGAAGGAGGCCATCAATCTCTTGTAGGGTGTTCGCATCGAGACAGCCATAGTTGATTAGGGCACCGGGGACGGGTGAGAGCGGCGAGCCGGTTGGGTTACCGGCGTCATAGAAGAATTGAATACTGGTGGACTTGAAGGCTACGATATAGACTAGCTGCTTTGCTAATGCAATAGGGATATCAGGTTGGCTGTTGGCCTGGATAACGTTCAGTGCGGACCAAACCGTAGGGTTATTCAACCCTGCACTGCCCCAAATGTTGGCATTTTGATCCATAACATAGGTTGTGCCATCAAGGGCAACAATGCCAGGGACTGTGTTGCCGGCCGGGAAATTTGCGTCAGTTATGGTAGATATGCCACCGCCGCCGGTTATGTAGTACGTTGGTGCTGCGTAACCTGAACTAAAGACTAGATAAGGGACTGCGGCTTCAACTACAGTGAATTTGACAACCCCCTGACCACCAACGCCAAATCCTCCGCTGGTAGAGATAGCTCCCAGAGAGAATAAATTTGGCGCCCCAAGTAACAAGCCTACACCATAAAGGGTGTTATTCGAGACGATATAGAGGCCCGTTAGAGTAGAACTGGTCGTCCAGGTGAATAACCCTTGACCAAGGTTTCCAGAGCCGCCGACGGTCCAAGCGACAGGACCAAGGCCAAACCGCTTCTCAACCGTGTAGCCACCTTCCTCTTCCTGCCGTTCGGCATAGCAATTCACGAGGCGCGAGTCCTTTGTGTAGGAGGTACTTCGGTTCGACGGTTGGGTTACCAGGGGCCAACGTAAGGGAGCCTGAAGGGTTTGGCTACTTAGGCTCTTGCGTTCCTCTGGTAATGGTTGACCCTGGATCATCTGAACCTACCAACATATTGCTGGTTGCGGGGATCGGGGGTTAGCTGCGTTGAGGCATCTTCAACATCCCAGTTCTCTAAGGCCTCCCGATAGATCCCCGCCATTGCGAAGGCGCGGGTTTGGACGGACTGAGGTTGGCCGGTGGATATCTGGTCGGCCAACCCCCACTCTAACAACAATGCCCACTCAATGGGGAACATCGTTGAGTCGGTGATGTTCACAGCGTTGGTTACCTGCTGTTCAATAACACAATGCCCCGTCCCCATCGCCGCCGTCGAATTAGGTGTTAGCCAAAAATACACATTGAGCGTCAATATCTGTTTATCAACGAAGTACGAATTCAGGGCACCCTGTTGGGTCAAGTTCGACAACCTGGTATACTCGTCCCACGACAAGGGGATCAAGGGTTGATGGTTGTTGAATTGGTCCAGATAATACCCCGATATAACCCGCATTGGCTTGGGAATCACTACGTTGCCGGTCGGCCCAAGGGTATACAGAGCTTGCCCCGCAACCAATGGGATTGATAAGTCCTCGATTAGCCATAGCTTTAACCCCTGAGTTTGATAGAAGTTGATCAACTTATTCAGCCGGCGCATATTGTTCGCGAGGTCTTCCCCCGAAGGGGTTTGCAGTACCTGCAGCTTCCCCACATCAAGCATCGCATCGCAGATGATTTGGTAGGCCGTCTGGAAGGTCGGGTTGACTGTGGTAGTCACAACTGCTTCACCAGGTCCAACATGATCAAGAAAGACATGCCCTGCTCGGTTATCTTGAAGGCGGAAAGGGCCATTCCGACGGCCCCTGGCGGACTATGCCACGAATCAACCTTCTCGAAGTCGAAGTAGCCGCGACTCTCAAGTGGTAAGACTACCTCATGAGTCTTGTCCTCCATTATCCACCACAGGTTAAACCCCATCTTTTCCTGCACCGCGAACTCGATGCTGTCCAATCTGACGCCGCTCGGGCTGCCTGATAGATCCTTAAAAAGGAAGATCGGATGGGGTGACTTGTACTGACCAGGGTTAAGGAGTCCTGAGACACTAATCCTGCAGTTTTTCGCCGCCCCACCGATCTTGACTTTCATCACGCCTGGCCCGGATTGATGATCGCCTGTTTGTCGGCGGTGCCGGTTATGGTGGCGTAGTTGTTAGCGAAGCCCAACTTTGTGCCAGTCGATACCAAGAGGCCGGCGGAGGTCGCCAAGGACCACCCATAATTGTCGTACATTATGCCTGAGGAGGCTGTAGAGGAACTGGTGACCAACAAGCCGGTTGCCGCCGTGGTCGGCTTATAGCCCACATTCCTCGCAATAGTCGCGTTGGTTACGTTGTTCGCTCCTGCCACCACCAACAAAGCCCCCGTCGAGGTCGCCGTTGCATACACCCGGTTATCAGTCACCGTCAGGCGATCAACCGCCCCACCAAGGGTGATAAGGTTGCCTGCCGCGGAGGCCGCAGTGGCTAAGGAGTTCCACTGAGTATTGGCTATCCGGAGGCCGTCTGATCCACCTGCCCCTGCCCCCGTCGTCACGAGAGTAATGAGGTTGAGGGCCGTTCCTACGTCCCGAACCTCGCAGTTCTCCAGATTGAAATCCGTCGGCCCAGCTATCACGGTGGCTGAGGTCGTGGCGACAGAGTAGGTTACACTGACGGTATAGGTACCCAAGGCCCCCGTTACCCCGGTTAACTGGTTGAGGACGACGGTACCAGGGATGATACCGTTGGCCGCCGTTGGGACAAGCGTAGCTCCCGGCCACAAAACCCTGGTGATCGCACCCGTAGCCAACACATTCCCCGTGATGATACCCGTCGCAATGCTCGCGTCGATCATAGTGAAGGCGGAAGCTACAGCGGCAAAATTCCCCGTGAAGAGGAAATTCTGCATTGAAATGTTCGTACCAGATACGTTGATTGTGGCAGTCGTCGCCGTGCTGAAGACTATCTGCGGGCGGCTGTTACCTATCCCCAACCCAATAATCGCCACGTCGGACTTGTTCAATTGGAAGTTGTAGCCCGCCGTCCCACCATTCGACACTACGATCGTGCCGGTCGGGTCGTACACAGGGGCCATGTTAGCCACCCCCGTGGTCGACGGAGCGGTGGTACAGATCTCTATATGCCCTGGCTTCACCAAGATGATGTCGCCGTTGTTTTGACTACAAACTGACATAGCCTGGGCGATGGTGGCGAAGGGCCGCTGGAAGGTGCCTGGGTTTTGATCTGAGCCTCCTGTGGTGCGGATGGTACCGGAAGCCGAGGGGGCCGTCGTGGCGAGGGTGGGCGGCCCATTATCCACCCAATATATGTTACCTGGATGGGTCTGTAGTAAGGGCAATCCCTTGAGGGTCAACGACCCGATGAAGCCATATGGAAAGTTAGTAACTGACATAAAATACTCCTAGTGTCATCTGACAATTGGTGTACGTGGACAACCTCGCGATTATCCACGTACACCAGATTCCCCTTAGGGACCATTGGAACCAAATATTGCTCGGGGATCTGTGCAACCTACGGAGAGTCTCATATACGTGGCAGCCTTGGCGTTCTTCGTGTCGAAATCGTTGTCTTGGTCAAATTGAGGATGATCCCTCCAAAACAATTGCATCCCATTCATGCAATTGGTCCGCACGAACCAGGCATGGGGGGCTGTAAAGTAGTGGTTCATCTTGATGCCGCCGGGGAATGCATTCGTCGCTTTCAATACGTTGAGATTGTTGCTGGACGAATCAGGCTGCAAAACGCTCTTCAGGATACGGTTCGCGTTGAACCATTCCTGTCGGGCGATATGCAGGGACTGCGGCATGATGCTCACCAACAACCCACGGTCGGTCTGCACACCCATAATCTGAATGCACATATCTTCTAGTGAAGCCTCCGAGAGATCGGCCCCTGGCGACAACATATTCGAGAATGTACCGCCAGTCGTATTGACCTGCCCCGTGCCGCACAGGCTCGTGCCGGTCGCGAATTGAAAAACGTTGCCGGTGAAGGCATCGTTGTAGGGGGCCGCTCCGATATTATCAATCGTCTGGTTGACGGAGAATGCATTCGCCTGCGCCCGGCGCATTGAGATTACCTCATAGAGGTTATCCCTCAACTCTTCAAAGGTTACCTTGTAGCCCAATGCATACGCTATGTGGATATAGCGCTGAACGGGCCCTTGGATCTCGTAGTCGTAGGATATCGGGCCGCCCTCTGTTTTAACGGGCGCTAGACCAAACCCCGTAATCTGAACATCTTCTTCATAGGACATCCCGGAAGTAAGGATCTCATAGAGGTCCTCGTATTCCTTTGCATGCTTAGCATACATTTGTCCCCAAAAGGCATGCACACCTGGCCAAAGGGCCTTTGGGTGGGTGCCTGTGTTTATGACTCCTCCGGCCATGTTATACTCCTAAAAGTTGATTGTTAGATTCCCAGTTACGACGAGCTATAACAGCTGCTTCGAAACTAGGACCATAATAGAGTTGTGAATGGCCCTGTTGAGCTATCCACACCTGCCGAGTAGAATGATAAGATACTCCGCGAACCCCAGAAACATTGTTCTGGAATCCACGTCGATTCCATGCTTGAGCTACTCGCGTTGCCCAAATACAGTTATCTTTACAATAACCTGCATCATTATCTACTCGTTCTAGTGTCAACTCTGGAGATGGGCATTCACCCATGTCACGGAAGAAGGCTTCGAACGAATTCCATTCCGGTGCGTAGTCTATACCACGCCCTCCGTAATTGTGATACGCAGGATGACGACTGTTGTTACAACGAGACTTCATATTCCGCCATGCTTCATATTCCTTAGGATGAAGCTGCCTGTTTTTTACTATTCCACTCATTATATACCCGCCCGGCCAGTGCAGTAATAATGATTATTCAACAAGCAAAGCCATTTCGCGTATGCGCCGTAGGTATTGTAGATACCATTGTCGTATAGTTGAGCCAGGCCCAAAAGCTTGAGGTTGAGGGTCGCTGTGACGGCTACACCCACGTTGTTAATCATCGTGCCAGAGACGGCTACGCCGGTCGCCGGCGCCGCATAGATGAAATTGACGTTCTTGCTTGTCGCCGTCTTCGTTAACTGGGTGCCACCCGAGACCTCCTGCGCCATAAACACAATGTTCGGGTCGTCGGCGACAAGGGCAAAGTAGTTCTTTGTCTTCGTAGCTGGGGCCGTCACGAGGTTGAGATTCGTCGGATCGACGACGGGGCCGCCGCGCATGCTGGTTGTTAGGGAGGTGCTTGAGCCTACCGCTAGAATAACGCCGACGGCTGTAGCGCCGGCAGTTGCCAAACTCACCGTCTGCAACCCACTTTGCGCGTCGAGGCCGGCGACCAAGGTCACCACGTCACCCACTGCATACACATTCGTATCTGTCGTACCATCGATGTAATACCAATTGCCTTGGCCTGTCCAATCTGCCCCATTGAGGTAGCGAACAGGAGTCAGGCCAGCTGGCTTATTGATGTTGGCCATCTGCGATCTCCATAGTTAGGGTTAAAGTAATCATTGCTTCCTCGCGGGCCGACTGAAGAGGGCCTTCGTTCGGCTTTTATCGATGTATCTCGTACCCTGGTCTTCGAGGGCATCCCTCTCAGCACCAAGGATTTGTTCGTCTCGAAATATTGAAGACATCATTCGGGCATTCTTCTCATCAATTGCTGCGCGGTCCTCTTGCCACCACTCTTCCTTCAGCTTCATTAGGACAAGGTGTTCAGGCCGACCGTCCTCACCCAGGCCGCCGATCTGACGGACCCGGCTTCCCAGGTCGATATTGCCCGAGACTGTCGAGTCGTTGGCGATTCCCCTTTGGTTAACCGGCACCTCATCGAAGTCGACGAAGACGTAACCTGCCTGAAGGGCCCTGGGGACTCGGCTCTCCAGGAACCAATGTAAATGCCAACCCTCTATCTCGGGGACCTCCAAACGGCGGGTCGGCACGCTCATGGGAATGCGCTTCCGAGCCGCCGGTTCTGCCAATTGGGCAAGGGAAGTCGCAGGGTTGGGCTTTTCCATTAAGTTCTCCTATTCGTTTTCAAAGTAGTCAGTGGTATACTTCTCTCGCCAATCTTTCACTGTTGCGAATGCGAAGCCTTTCTCCTTAGGCCCCACAAGGCGGTCGACCATCTTGTCACAACCGGCCTTCGCATCCGGCGGCAGGTCGGCATAGGTTTTCTTGGGGCCGCCATCTCCGCCGGATTGGGATGAACTCTCCACCTTCGTCTGTCGACGGGGCGGGGGGCCTCCGAGGGTCTTCTCCAACTCGGCGGTTGCCTTGTCGTAGAACCGGCGGCCCTTCAACCCGTCGTTGGCGGGGTCTTGCCGCAACTCGGCCGCGATCGCCATGAACAGGGCGGTCTTCCGGTTGTCCTTCTGGAACCATGGATTATCGGCCGCCCATCCAGGATAATCCGGGTCAACTTTGGGGGCCGGGGCTTCTTCAACACCGTTGGTCTTCGGTTTCGCCGCCTCACGTTCGGCCGCCCTCACCGAATCCAACTGGTCACCAAGCTCTACCTCCGCATCCATGTTGCCATTCTCTCGGGCCTTTTTCAACTGGCTGATGAGGGCGTCCTTCGATTCCTTCATCTTTTGCCGGTTGGCCTCCGAGTTGAACTTCTTCAACTCCTCGATGGCGGTGGCTGAGTTTTGAAGGGCGGTCTTTGTGGCGGAAACTTCATTCTTGAGAGCGGTTACTTCATCTTGCAATTTGCGGTTGGTTGACCGAAGGATAGGGAGGATCTCCTCGCCACGATGAACGAACTGTTCGGCGTCAATCCATCTCTCTGGATCACCACGCCACTCTTCACGAGGTGCCCAACCCATATCTTTGGCTCGTTGTTCGATGGGGACAACTTCCCCTTCATCAGTACTCATGTTTCGACTCCGATTCTACAAAATACGTCACGATCATTGACTAGACGATATAGCTTGCCGTCGGCCGTCCCTTCGCACATATGCCCCGCATACTTCGTAATGAGGACCTTATCGCCAGGTTTCGCCCGAGGCTCACTCTCATCTTCCCACGCAGCGGGGCCGGCTTCAATCACGACGGCCCTCTGTTCAACCATCACCGTCCTTTCCTTCACCGTCTCCGGCAGCTCAATCAATGAGGCTTTCTTCTCAGGCTCATACGGTTGTACCAAGACCGCCCTTCCCAATGGCTTAAGGCCTGACTTGTTATAGCCCTGTTGCCCATTGATAACCTCATTCCACGCTTCATTCACCTTTGCCTGGTTCATCTTCGAAAAGCTCCTTATATTCAGAATAACCCAAATCGATCAGATATCGTAAGATCTCCAACTCGGCCCGTGCCTTTATGTCCTCTTCATGGTCAAAGCCCGAGTTAGCCCATTGCTCCTTGAGTACCTCAACCCACTTGCGCAGCACCGTTAGATACTGCCTTGTTACCAGGTCCTGTCGCCACAGGTTGTACTCCTTTTCCTCCACTATCTGTTCCATCACCTTGACCTCCAAATTGTGCCATTGTCTCAATCGACTGGGTTAGCATTTCCGTTCGATCCTTCATCGCGTCGATGATCTTATCGAAGGCATCGAGCTTGAGAGCAATCTTCTCATTCTGGATGGTCGACAATATCTCGGCGACCTGCGCCTCAAGGAGGTGGATTTCCGCCCGTTGCTTCTTCAGGTTCGCCATCTGCTCGGCGATGAACATCTGCTTGTCGTGGTCGAGTTTCATCTTGGCGATTTCGGCCTTGATCTGCTCTACCTGCATCTTGGGATTTGGCAGGGGAGGTACCTTATCGGGGCCCTTATAGATCTCGTCGATGCCCTCGACTCGCATGGAGCGGAGGAACATCTTCTCTACAATGGGGATGTCGTAGCCGGGGACCTGGTGGGCCGCCTCTCGGACGATCATCGCTTGAGTCATTCGTAGGCCGGACGAGGTAATGTTCGGGTCGGCGACGGGGGCTACCAGATCAGGGTTCATCAGGTAGTCCGACTGCCTAGCCACACTGTCGTCGGCACCGTAGTGCTTAGTCGCATCCATATACACCATATTCAACTTGTAGAGCTTCTTGAACTCTTCCTTCATCGACCTCCATACCCGCTTGAAAATCATGTTGAAGACTTGCATGCCCTGCTCGGTGGTATTACGGGAGGTTTCGGCAGGGGTGTTCTGGCCCGGCGAGACGCCGACCATCTGGTCTACCGTCCCGGCGATCCGGTCGGTGTACTCAATAAGTAATCCCAAAAGTTGGAACATAACGTTGGATGGTTCGACGGTGGGGAGTGGAACCATAGACTTTCGTATGTCATCCCCTGTGGAGTCGATGCGCTTCCACTCACCCGGTGCCACTGTATAGGCGCCGCCGCGGATCTTGGCGCCTCGGCCCAAAAAGCCTCCACCCAGGTTAGCCATCGTTCCCGCGTCAAGTAACTGATTGATACCAGTGTTAACTGCTTCATTTAGGGGTCCTAATAGAACGCCGAACCCCACGTCGTAGATACCTCCGTCTGGGGCCGGTATGAAGGTATACTTGGTGAAGTACTCTTCCCCCCTAATGCGCAGAATTGCGTCATCAGGTGTCCGCTCAACATCCTCTTCACGCGCAATTCGTGAGACGATGCGAAGGACTTTGTGGGAGGTTTCTTCAATGGTTACGATGTAGGGTTCGGCGTAGCCGTCCTGGTCGAGGTCCATGAGGCAATGCTGTTCGAGCCCCGAGAAGGGGGTTAATTGGTCGGTTGGAGATATCGTGACCCCCAATCGGTCGTCGTGATCTTGGCTGGTGGGCTGCTGGGGCGGCAGGTTGGTGAACCATTGTTCATCCAACACATCGCGGAAGATCTTCGACTTCACCCGCTCGTAGATGTCGTTGCGCGAGAGAGGTATTCGATGAGTTTTTCTCGCTGCAGACTCCACGGATTTAGCATAGTAATCGAGCACCATATCACGGGCCATGACAAGTTCACTGACGTTGTGCCCCAAGGCCGCGCTATAGTAGGTCTTGATAAAGTTGGTTCCGACAATACCCAA